TACACTGATTGATGAACTGGTGATTTGCAGTGTCATGCCGTAACCGTCAGATCAAAATCCTCTGGTGGGCCAGATAAGTATGTTGGTGTCTGTAAATACCAATGAGCATTTGCTGCGTATGCTCGGGCATAACCGGTGAAATCTGCATTGTCTGATGTGCGCCGCCATGAATAAGCACTTAAATTTGGAAAATACAAAGTTGCACTTACGCCTTGCCCGATGGGTGCAGCGGCAAAATTTTCAATTTTAGCAACGCAAGACAATCTATAATTTCCGTTATAATACCCATATTGGTCAAAGATATATATCGCCACGGGAAATGTGCTGGATGTTCCTGTGATTGTTGCTGTTCCATAAATCCGAGTGCTGCCAGTATAAGGCGCAAAGTAAGCACGGCCCGATGGAGTGTTTAATACACCGCTTGTGGGCTGAAAAACATTCGTCATTCCAAAGGGAAAGCGATATTCCATGGGCTGAGAGGTCAAACCACTCTGCACAGCATAATGACGTGCAGCATGCTGTGGATAGTCATCCCTGTAGGTATCAAGGCCATACAATTCGCACTGAAACGCGCCCGCGTTGGGATATGTATAATAACCGACCATCGACCCAGAAGATAACCTTCCCGCCGTTACAGCGCAATTTCGATACCCACCCAGCTTGACCGTTCCTTGACCCGTTGCTGTTGTTTTGAGGTATTTTCTGGTTGCGTCAAACTTCACGTTGCCGCTGGCGTCTTTGCACACAAAACTCGTTGTGGATATTTTTACACGTTCAACCAATGCAATAAGCCTTTAAGGTAAATGTTTCAGATGGCATGTTCACTTGATTGGCAGTAGAAATGCTCTTGATTTGCAAAGTTGACCCCGAAACCGCAGGGAATATGTTTCTCATGTAATTATTATTACTTGGCCCAGCGACAAACCCGCTTGGGTAAGCCACAGAGTTATACTCCAAAATGACGAAACTTGTGGTGTTTGAAAGTGTGCCTAAAGTAGCTGTCTGCACTTGTGTCGTTGGGACTGCATAATTGTATGTATTACAAGAACCACCATTGTATGTATTTATGTTTCTGTTGAACGCTCCAAACGTCACGCTTCCTGTAATTTCTTGCAAGATTTGAACATAATCTATTCCTGTGTGAAAATTTATAACGTTTAAATTGGTGGTCGGATTATTCGCCACAGTCTCAAGATTACCAGCTTGCACCACACTGTAATCCACGAACATCGCCGCCCCTGACGATGCGCTTGTGTAGAATGTTTTAGTTGGCATAGCGATAAACCCCTATGACCGTATCGGGCGAAAGATCCGAAATATTCCTATAGCAAGAAAGTTGATATGGTTCATGTGAAAGGTACTTACCGCCACCGACGAAAACTGCGAAATGATCAACTAGCGGGTCACCGTTTTGATAAACAAAAACATCATTTTCCCGAAGGTTTGAGTAATCAACTTCTGCAAACCCCCAATCCAGAAAACTAGCTTTCGGAACCCCCGCGCTATATGCTTCTGCGTATTGTTTAAGACTGTATTCTTTTAGCCTACGAACAAAATCAGTGCCTAAAACCTTGTCCAAGTAACGCGCTGTCAGTGTCGCGCAATCGCTGGAATGAAGTTTGTATCTGTACCCTTCAAAAGCGTTTTTGTTTGGGATTAGCGATGCCGTTTTCCGCAGCATGTTTAAGTAAATCACCCCTTGGGCAAAGGTCTGCGATACAATGAAATTACCGCTTTCGCTTTCTTTTATGCCACCGTCCACCACAGAAAACTTCTTGCCTAACTTACCCGCGACTGTCAGATAAATTTCTGTGTTTTTTGGAATTACTTCTTTTTCTATTGTTTCGGTCATGTGCTTATCGTGATTGTCCCATTGTCCAAGTCAATGTTGAACGTGTTGCCCGTGTTTCGCAGCGTCCCTGCGGTGATTGTTCCAGCGTTTACAAACAGCCCACTCAAGGTTGTGGCACTTAATTTGGCAGCATCCACAGTACCACTCACCACCAAAGAGCCATCAATGTATTGATTAACTTCCGACCAAGCGGTGCCGCTGTATATAAAGACTTTTTGCGCGGTCTGAACCGCCAGAGTTCCAAGAAATAAAACCGCTTTATCGTTTTCGATGGGCTGGCCCACCCCCGCTGATGACGTAAAGATTGTTTGAACCGCTGCGCTTATTTGTGCGGTTGTGCCTGTTGGGAATGCTTGCGGGCTTCCTGTTGCGGCCAACGTATAAATGCCAACGCCACGCGGGCCAGCGGGGCCTACCGCAGAACCACCTTGATCGATTGCTGATGTGGTCGCGGTTGTGGATGCTGAAAAGCCACTGGCGTTTCCCGTATAGTCAACAGATTTTAAAAAATAAAACCGCGCTGTGCTTGCCGCCAATCCAACATGCGTGAAACTTGTACCCGCTGATGTGCCGACCAGACTTGCGCCCGCGCTATTGTTTGAAGATGCCGCGTAAACCTGTGCAAAGGCAAAGTCTTTTTGTGTTGGGTTTGTCCAATTTACTGCAATTTCGTTAATGCCGCCCGTGGCTGACGGCGATGTGGGAACCGATGGCGCAGTTCCATCAACAGCATGTAGGCCAGTAGATGATGAATAAGCTGATGGCGTTCCTTCAACCCCGACACTATTTCTGGCGATTACTCTTGCCCGATATAGCTGCCCAGACAGCACCGAAAGAAACGTGAATGATGTATATACTTTAAGTACAATTTGGGTTGTGACTGTTGAAAAAGTTGCACTGGCATCGGCCCGTCTCTGCACTTCTATTATATAATCAGAAACGAAAGATGTGTTCGCAGGAGCCGACCAACTCACGGTCATTGCTGGGCTGAAAGTCCCATCGCTTGAAACCGCGCTATCAAACGCAAGTGTCGGTGCGCTGGGGGTCGCAACAACCGTTGGGTCTGGTAGTGACGTATTAGGCGCAAGGTCAGTTGTGGTCATTTCGCCATAGGCCCAATCGTACACGGCATCTGCGTATTCTTTGAGCCTTAAATCCACTCCCCCGCCACTGTTAAATTTCCACTGAATAATCTGAAATTTTTTGTTTGTGAATATGGCAGAATTTCCACCCAATCCGTCAGGGTCTATAGATAATTGCACAGTGTCGTTGGGCTGCATGTGAAAGCAAGTCATATTGGCAGGGAATTCGACTTCTATTGCTTGCCTATTGGCCTCTAAAACTTGCTTGGCTAATCGCTGGGCTTCCACGTTGTTGGTTGTGAGCGGCAAATCAATATCGCCATATAGTTCTTCCCCGTCCTCAGTTGCATAAGTGCTGTTTTTCACATGCGCGAAATCGGTTGCTTTATATGTGTTAGCCGCATCGACAAAAACGCCACGAACTGCGTTCATTCTTGTAGCTTTTGACGCCCGTGTTGTGAATTTTATTCCCCCACGAAGATTGTCAGCCGTGAGTGTGTGATTGCGAGAATTGGGAATAGCCACACCGACTTGAGGAACGTATTTGCCCTGCGACCATACCAAAGAGCCATTGCAAGTTGATAGCAATGCTTCCGCGACTTCTGCTTTAGATGCGTCCAGTGCCACCGCACCATTCACAGTGAACCGCTTTTGCGTTGTACTATTCGATGCGTGAAGCGCAATATTATCATCGCAAGCATTTGCCATTTCAATAAATCGCGCTTCGTGAATATCGCTAGTCGCTGCATTTAACCCATTTGCTAGAGTAAGAAAATCTCGCAAAGCAAGGATGGGATTTGTGCTATATTCCCATGTTGTCAAATCAGTTTGAGTGTGAGCGCTTGCGCCAGAATATCCATTAGCTGTATCTTTTCGCGGGTCATAAACCTTCGCTCCCTTCATAACGAAACGCATGTTGGGGATGCCACTTGGAAAAATATCTTTGTGATATAGCAGACGAACATAAACATATGCGATCCCGCGCAGTCTGTGCGCTGCTGTCCAGTTTCCCTGTCTGCTTGCTAGAGTGCTGTTGTAAGTCTGCCCGATTGCCCCGTGATGAAAATAAAACTCAGCATATCCAAAAAATTTACTGCTAGAAACGGGCCTTCTCATTGATCCCTCACTGCCCGAATCTATAGCGACAGCAGTTTCACCGATATAAACGCTTTCTATGCCGTCTATTTCGCCCTCACCCAGTACAATAACCATGTCTATGTAATCATTATTACTGCCAGTGCTTTCAGCGTAAACGCAATTCCCAGAGATCAGAGTTTTTCCATATATTTTTCGCCTTGGAAATGCACTTTCAAAACTTATTCGTTGTTGCGCGCCAGCGTTACCCGCTGCCGTCATTTTTCTTTTGATGTAGCCTGTAACCGCGCTGGATATTAGCGCAGTCGTGACCAAATACGTTGCCGCATAAACCGCCGCATAAGCATAAGCACCGCCCGCGATAGCAACCGCGACCCCGCCGACTACCGCTGTGCCTGTTATTGCACTAGCGACCCAGACTGCGACTGCCTGTGGCATCTGCTAACCCCTCCATCCAATAATTGCGAATTGCCTTGGGACACGCAAAAGACCATTGGCCCCCAGAACAACAATATCCGCAGCATTTTCCATTAGGCCCACGGCAACACGATCTTGCATATCGACCATAACTATATCGCCGCAGCGCAAGAGCGGCCCAGACACGGCCTTCATTGCGGTTTTAGCCATGACCGTGCGGGCTGCGCCAAGTAAGCCCCCCTTGAACGCGCTCACGGCCTTTGCGGCCTCTTTCTTGCTTGCCCAATTGCCGATTTCTTTGGAAACGTCTATTTGCCAAATGTGCTTGGCCGCTGCCACGCCAAACAAAACACAATCTGACTTACCATATCGGAATGTTTGTCGTTCATGCTGGGCGATAAATTCTGATACTTTGTTCATCATGGTGTGGGCCTTCCAAAGAAAATTTCTTTTTCAGCCGCTTGATTTGTAAACTGTAAACCTAAATCACCCGCAAAACGGGCTTGCTGATCTTCGTCTGTGTATCTTCCATCTGATGGTCGTTCCCAATCTGCAAGGTCAGATGTGCAGCGAACCGAAATTTTTGAATTGTCACCGATTTCAACCGACATTGTATCGATTTTACCCTTAAAAATTATTGTCGGTGTGCCTATAAAGGCATCCTCGTCATCCAAAACCCCCAGCATAATCGTCACAGGTTTATTCTGGTAATTGATATTTAAGGCAGTGCTTACTAGCGTCACATCAACGCCCGAAAGTTCAAGGCTCATTGGTCGGTTTGCAAAGTCAGTGCCTTCCTCAACCGCAGAAATGGTGCCAAGCCCGCCGACACCCTGATAAGTGTCGCTTGAGTATGTAAATGTCTGGGATGTGGAATTTAAGAATATGTCTTGGCTGTTTCCATCCCCGTCATTTCCCAGTTCCATTTTCACCATCATAAACGCTGCAATCGCATCGGTTTGCAGCTCCGTGGCGGTTGAAGCATGTAAGTCGCGGCTCATATGACCGCCTCCACAAATGACAGCGACATATTACTCAGAATGGGCGGGGCAACCGACCATTGCCCGTCTTTATCAGACGCCAATCTCATTATACAGGTCGCAGACTGATGCGTAACCGCCGCATTATCAGCAGGGGCTGATCGAATATTAGGTTTGACCGTCAACGTTGCGGAACCGCCCGAAGGTGTGGCATCAGCCGTAATCATTTTTAATTCACGATACCCGCCGCCACCTTGAAACGAAATCATATCGCCCGCTTTAAATGCGACCTGTCCATTTGTAGGAAACCCATCAACGACTAAACTGCTTCCCGTGTTCGTGCCGCCAACAACACTTAAAACCGTGGAAGGGTTGTTCGCCATATAGCCCGAAGGCGCGATATTTGATAAATCCCCAAGGTAAAAACGCCCATTCATGCCCTCTAACGAAACAAGAAACGCTTGCAACTCACGGGCTTGGGCAACTTCTAAATTTGTAAAACTGACTGTGCCTTTCCAATAGGCTCCCGCCATCCGCACCGTTTGCGTTGCACTGGTCAGCTTGCTCATAAACGCCTGTGTGCGGCTCTGTAGGCCGAACTGAACGCTTTGGGCTGGTATGCTTGGGAATGTGAGGATGGTCATTATCTACGCCCCGATGCTTTTGCATATGTGCCGCCCTGCCCAATGGCCTCAAAGACAGAACTGAATGTTTGATTTTGTATTTCTTGGGATGCGCCTTGCAAACGGGCAAGCACGGCCTCGTCAGCATTCGAAAAATCAAAGTTTTGCACGACTGAAACATTACCGCCGCCTTCGCCATTCGGCACAATACGGCCCCCTGTGTTGGGTACAAAGGTTTCTCGGCCACGTTCCCCCACAGTGTACGCCCTGCCCGCTAAAACAGGCCCGCCACCCGCGCTCTGGCCCCCATAAGCAAAGGCCCCTGCAATGCTGCCCAAGCCGCCGCCGCCGCCCAGCATCATTGCCATCGATTTAAACAAGCCGCCCATTGCCATGCGGGCCTGTGCCGCAAGCCAATCAGTCACCATATCGACCATAAACTGTTTAAAGTTTAAGCGGCCTGTTTTAATAAATGTGGTTAGCCCTTGCTCCATGCTGGAATACATACTCGCACCCAATTCTTTAGTGCGCTCTGCAACATTTGCCGCTGTGTTTACAGTTTCCAGCCAGCCCTCAGAAAATCTATTTGTGTAATCTATATAAGTGGTTTTTAAATCTTCCATGACTTGACGATGGTTTTCTTGGGCTGCGTTTAGCTGCAAAATGCCCATTTTCTGAGCCTCTTGTGCCGCTGTCAGTTGACCCGTCAACGGTATCCCTTCCGCAATCAAATCCTTGTAAAAATCGTTGCTGAAATTAAACTGGTCTTGCGTGATGGTGTTGGATAAAAGTTGCTGTTCCAATACTTTCAGTTGTTCGCCATATTGTTGGGTTAACTTTAAAGTCAAAGCTGCCTTTGCAGTCGCTGGGTCTGTTTGGGTCTTTTTGC